GGCAAAAGTTATATCTGCTCCGGTAACCTTGTCAAGAATGCACAAGCACTTGACATTCTCCCTGTAATTTTAGATAGCGAAAACGCACTTGACGAGGACTGGTTAAAGGCATTAGGCATTGATACTGCTCCTGATAAGTTGATGCGCTTTGGCGTATCCATGATCGATGAGGTGGCAAAGTTTATTTCAGAGTTCATGAAAGAATACAAAGATGCTTACGGTGATCTTCCATATGAAGAACAAAAGAAAGTGTTGTTTGTAATTGACTCTGTTGGTATGTTGCTTACTCCAACTGACATTAACCAGTTTGAAGCTGGTGACATGAAAGGTGACATGGGTCGTAAAGCAAAGGCATTGACAGCTCTTATTAAGAATACTGTTAACCGTATTGCTCCGCACCCGGTAGGTTTGGTTGTTACTAACCACACATACGCCAGTCAGGACATGTTTGATCCAGACGACAAGATTACTGGTGGTAGCGGTTTCGTTTACGCTAGTTCCATGGTTGTGGCTATGAAAAAGCTCAAACTTAAAACAGACGCTGATGGCAACAAGACTAGTCAAGTACATGGTATTCGTGCCGCTTGTAAGATTATGAAAACTCGTTACTCTAAGCCGTTTGAAAGTGTACAAGTTGAAATTCCTTACACAACAGGTATGGATCCTTACTCGGGCCTAGTGGACTTGTTCGAAGCTCGTGGCTGGCTTAAGAAGGAAGGCAACAAGCTTTCTTACACTACATTGGATGGTGAAGTTATCAAGGAATTCCGCAAGGGCTATACTGATGGAATTCTAGATAAGATCATGGCAGATGTAGTAGCCCGAGGTACTGACTTGGCATACCAAGGCGCTATTAGCCCCAATGGCGAAATAGACGCAGAAGTAGCTGAGGAGTAAAGATGTCCGACAGCCATGATGAATGGTTGAAAGAGCAAGGAGCAAGGGTTATTGAAAAACGACCCTTGCGCCGTGTATTGTTCCAGCCGTTTTCTTTTAGCGAATCGCCTGACATTAATACAGCAATGCTGGACATTGATCACGAAGACCATGTTTACAAAATTGAAGTCACAAGCGCCACACTTAAAAAGTGGCAAATGTACGAATCACGATTGCATCATGTAATCAAGTATGCTGACGAACATGATAGTTCTCCAACAAACTTTTACCTTGATAATAGGTCCAAGCACAACGACCTGCTGGTAAACAATCCGATGTACAGGGAAGCCTGGAAAGAGTTTCAATCCATAAGAGCCTTACTTGGACAAGATACCTATTGGCCTTGATAACATTTTGTGTTATAATATATTATGCTAATTAAAAAACTAATGCAAAGACTTGGACGCCACAGAATTATCTTGGATCGTCAAAGTAGTGAGCCATTGCTCGAACGCTATTATGTGTTTCTTAAAGATCGTACATGGTTTCCGTTCAACATCTTTGTACATAAGTTTCTTAAAAGCGATCCTGATGATGTACATGATCATCCGTGGCCTTATGCCACACTAATTTTGAAAGGTGGATACTATGAATGGATTCCTCAGTTTGACAAACAAGGCAACAAGTTCAATGAAATCGCTGTATGGCGAGGACCCGGCAGTTTTCGTATATGTGGCGCTACTAGCTATCATCGTATTGAGCTTGATCCTAGCGTGACTGCCTGGACCCTGTTCATGCCCGGACCACAAGAAAAAGAATGGGGTTTCCTGGTCAAGAACAAATGGGTTCACAATGAAGAGTACCTAGAAGAAAAGGTAAGAACTTAGACTAAGTATCGCAGTACTAAATCCAGTACACAATTATGGAGATATAAAAATTATGCAAGATGCAGGAGAAATGTTAGTTCAAATGTGGCTTTCACTGAAGCCTTACATTGACAAAAAAGAACGCCCAGATGCGGCCCTTGCCTTCTTGAGAAGCTGTGAAGATTTCCTAAATCTAGAAACAGCAAGAGAAGAAGCAAGTGAAGCTGATAGTGCATTGTTAGGTGCCTTCAATGAAATACTAGGCGAAGAAGAAGAAGAACCACAAGAAGAAGACGAGGATTATTAATGAGTCAATGGTATAGGAAGGTAGCCGCAGATATCAGTAACCTTCCGGACTGTATCGCTTACTTTGAAAACCAACTCATTGAAGCTCGTGTTGAGCTTAAGATGACTGGTAGTCTAGAACGATCCAGTAGAGAAATGCCAGGAATCGTTGAGTATCGTTTTAATCAGCTACAAGAGATTGAAGCCATCCTAGAACATCTTAACATTGAACTTCGCAAGCTTCGCAGTTTAAAGTTCCGTCAATTTACAGAACATTACAATCGCACACTAAGCAGTCGTGATGCAGAGAAGTATGTTGACGGTGAACCCGAAGTAGCAGACATGGACAGTATTGTTAACGAGTTTGCACTGGTACGCAATAAATTTATTGGTCTTACCAAAGCAATTGACAGCAAACAATTTCAAATTAACAATGTGACAAAACTAAGAGTTGCTGGCATGGAAGATGCAGAACTAACATAATTGCTTAAAAAATAGACAATTTTAGGGTAGTACATAGTACTACCTTTTTTGTGGCTAAAAAACAACAAAATTTACTTTGTTATTCCCCTAAAATTTACTTTGGTATTCAAAAACCGGTTGACTTTAGGCTCAAACCCGCTTATAATCAATACATGAACTGCAAAAAAGAGACAAAACAACCCGTGTTGCACAAAAGCAACATAGCAAAAAAAGAGGTTGCAAACTGTCTCAAAAGCGCATATAATAGAGTTATTGTTTAACACATTCCACGCAAAGGAAAACACAATGTCAGCATACATTACTATTAAAAACGGTACATACCGTAACTTCAACATTAACAACCAGACATTCCAACTTGTCGCCGACTACAAAGAAGGCACTAAGGGTGGCTATGTTACGGTGCTCGCAGACGAATCGCTTGGCGAGTTTGCAGGCCGCGAAGTCCGTGTAAAAGTTACTTCCATGCGAGATGTGGAACCCGCCAGTGCCGCGGATTGTGCTACTACTAGCATTGAGGCTAATTACGATAGTCCCAAGAAAAAAGAGGCAAAAATGATTGAATCTGATGAGCAAGCTATCGAGCGTATTCGTGAGCGTTTTGACATTCTTGAAGAAATGACAGAAGGTGCAGTCGATGGTTCTGTTCGTGCAATGATTGTTGTTGGCCCTCCTGGAGTAGGCAAGAGCTTTGGTGTTGAGAAAGTTCTCAACAAGGCCGCTATGTTTGACAAAATTGGCGGCAAGCGTCCACGCTACGAAGTGGTTAAAGGTGCAATGAGCGCCATTGGACTCTATTGCAAACTTTACAATTACAGTGATGAAGGCAATGTGCTAGTGTTTGATGACTGCGACAGCATCTTGCTTGACGACTTGTCACTGAACATTCTCAAGGCGGCTTTGGACAGTTCCAAGAAGCGTACCATCAGCTGGAACACTGACAGCCGTATGTTGCGTTCAGAAGGTGTGCCAGACAAGTTTGACTTTAAAGGTAGTGCAATTTTCATTACCAACATTAAGTTTGAGCATGTTAAGAGTGCCAAACTGAAGGATCACTTGACAGCACTGGAAAGCCGTTGTCACTATCTGGACTTGACAATGGACACCACTCGTGACAAAATGTTGCGTATCAAACAAATTACAATGGATGGTATGTTGGACCACTACGAGTTTGAAGAAGGTGCTACTCAGGAAATTTATGAGTATGTAGATACTAACAAGGACCGCCTGCGTGAGTTGAGCTTGCGTAGTGTTATTAAGATTGCAGACTTGAAGAAGATGTCAGGTGCTGGCGATCGTTGGAAGCGTCTTGCAGAAACAACTGTAATGAAGCGTGGCGAGTAATCGCTGAAGTTACCGGAGAGGCATTGCGCCTCTCCTATCAAGGAATATAAATGCGTAAACTAGCAACCATTAGGACGATTGATGAAGTACGACCAATCCCTGACGCAGACGCTATTGAATGTGCAGTAGTTGGTGGTTGGACCGTAGTTATTAAAAAAGATGAATTTAAAGTAGGTGATGTGGCTGTCTATTGTGAAATTGATAGTTGGATTCCAACTGAACTTGCACCATTCCTTAGCAAAGGTCAGGAGCCTCGAGTGTTCGATGGTATTCGTGGTGAGCGTTTGCGTACAGTAAAACTTCGTGGACAATTGAGCCAAGGCCTTTTGCTTAACTACTGGAATTTTCCCAAGGTAGTTGACGCATTCCATACGACTCGTCTTGCATCAGATGAGCCATTTGATGTTACTGAACTATTGGGTATTGTAAAATACGATCCACCTGTGCCAGCACACCTAGCAGGAGAAGTGCGTGGATTGTTTCCTACTTTTATTCCAAAGACAGATTAAGAGCGTATTCAAAATCTAAGTGTAGAATTTTCACAATGGCAAGCTGATAAGGTTTATTGGGAAGTTACCGAAAAGCTAGACGGATCGTCAATGACAGTATATGTCAACGGTGATGATAGCGGAGTATGCAGTCGCAATCTAAATCTTAAAGATGCAGAAGGCAATACACTTTGGAAAGTGGCCCACAGAGATCAAATTATCTCTGTCATTGTTGAAAGCGGTCGCAATCTTGCTGTACAAGGTGAGATTATCGGCGAAGGTATTCAAGGCAATCCTTATAAGATTAAAGGTCAAAGTTTTTATGCTTTTGACATTTATGACATTGATGCCAGACGCAACTTTGATCCAACCGAACGAAATGACTTTTGCAAGCTGTATCAACTATTGCATGTACCAGTGTTAGCATTTAAAGCTGAGCCATACGACACACTTGGCATTGCAAGTATTGCTGACATGCTAAAATTTGCAGAAGGTAAAAGTAATCTCAATGATCAAACAGAAAGAGAAGGAGTTGTGTTCAAGGCTCACTCACTTGATCAGTCCTTTAAAGCAATTAGCAATAGGTTCCTGTTGAAAAGCAAGGACTAAGTTTAACACCGGCGGCTGACTATTTGCGTGGAATGAGGTCGGTGGGGAAGAGGCTCTTAGGAGCCTTTTCTTTTGGCAATATATTCTAAACAATCGTGTCAATCATGTGCGTGTACGCACATGTTTTGTAATTAAATTCATGTACAATAGTAAGATAAACAGTTTGTTTATAAATCATACT